AAAAGAGTGGTTCCTGATCCGTCTCGCCTGCCTTGCGTCCTGCCTTCACTCTGATCGGAGAATTACCTGGACTCATCGTTGGACAATCCCAGTGCCCGTTGGGTTCCTTGGGCTGGCCTTGTGCTGGCTTGGGGAACTCGTTTCGTCGACCCTTTGCTGCGATTCCAAGGGAATGACTCATGCCTGATCGACCTGGTTTGGTTGGGTGGCTGCCTCTAAACACACTTACGCGTGCTGTAGTTCTCACGGAAGGTTTTTTATTTGAGATGTGACTCCCGCTGCCTTTATATCTAGTCTAAACATCGCACGCGATTATCGCCGATGCGTGTTTGAGCAGGTGCATCGCTAGCGCTCTCGTCTTGGTGAGATTGTGTGTTGTGGATCCGATCTTAACCGCCAGTACACCGTGTCCCATGCAGTCTACCACTAGTCGCGACAGAGTCTCTGACGGTTCCGACCCTACTGTGACTGATAAGATGGCGGTCAGCAGACTGGTCCACTCGTCATAGGATGTTCTCACAACAGCATCATGGAGCACACCGCGTGCTCTGTCAGCCAGAAGCCCTCTTGCGGTACTTAGGCCCATGTTTGAGCAGGATCCACATAAGCCCAGTGTGGCTGACGCCAGGAGCTCGTACTTTCTGTTCTCGTCGTGGTTCTGCGGGGGTTCTTCGTCGGAGGCTGCGGTAGGTTCGATGTGGTACGCTACGCGCTGTTCATTTGAAACATACATGAGCCTCCGTACGCAGAAGATATACGAGTCAGGGGACATGTATTTTTTGTTGCAGATCAGTGACACCTTACAATCTGAGCTGCGGAGATCTGTGTAGATCGTCATTGCCTCATCTGTGGAGCATGTCACTCTCCAAAGAATCAGGCATGAGGATGCGATCCGCTGCAGTGGTCCTAGGGTTTCTCTGGCGGATAGTCTTGTGCCTGACTCTATGTCTATCACCACGACATTGAAGTCGCTCAGAATCTCAGCAACTGACCCTTGGACTTCTGGATCATACCAGCTACCCGAGGTTGTGAAGGTGGTACGGATTTGCCGATATTCCGCTTCACGTCCTGCCTTCCGCACGTAGAAAGGAGAGTAATCAACAAATCGGTGTGCCACCACATCTACGTCCCTCCCAAGATCTAGCCCGTGTACAAAGTCAGCGTGTGATTCCAGGGCAACGGCCGCTACCGTCCCAAGGCCAGATCCTATCACTACTACATGAGAGTTGGTAAAGTCTGGCGAGAACTGTCGCCATGTTAACTCATGAACCCCGAAGCGGTTGAGGCTATGCTGCCTTCGGAAGTTGATTGCAGTGATAATCCCTTCGAGCTGAGTTGTCATCAGGGGCGCTATATACCGGGGGAGGACATTCGCAGCCAGTGAGGGCCAGTTTGATCCTCCGATGTACACCGACCTTGGGAAGACTCTGGCTGTTCCCTGTCCGGTTTGTGGTCCGGCACGAAGGAGACGCACCGCCTCTCTGTTGGAGATAACATAGCCGATTATTGAGTCACCGGTCCTGATTCCTCTCAGCCTCGCTGCCAAGGATCCCCAGCCTTGTATAGATACCCATGTTTCACTCCGATGGATCCCATAGTTGAGGGTGGCTAGCTTGGACTCTTCAGTCCTTGCCCCCCTGATAGCGGGCAGTATATTGTGCAGGAGGATGGTCCTGATTTGCTTCTGTGAGAGCATACCCATGTTCTTCGCCTGCCACAAGAGCCTCGACACGCTTTTGATCTTCTCCTCAAGTAGAGCTGTCCGCCTAGCACTAAGGAATAATGCTGTCTTCCTTTGGTAGTATGCTTCATCATCTGAGGCCATTAATACTAGACAGCGAGACACAGCCTCTCCAGCTATGCAGGATATCGTGTTACTAAATCCACCGGCGTACCTGGGTTTCGGCCAAGCCGACAGACGCTGTACTGCTGAATCCCCTGCCATCAAGCGGTGTGTAATCCCGTTATAGATCGAGGTAGTGCATAACGTACAGGCCCTGGTGATGTATGTTGTGATCTCCCATCTTGGATGGCCTCCTCTTTGGGGCCGAATAATATCATTTATGGCGAAATCCAACACAGTGTACGCTATGGCTCGTATGAGGTCCCAACCTCCTGCTCCGATAACCTCTGCTACGTCAAGTTGCGCTGAGGGGATGACGGAATGGGGGTCATCTGCAACCGCGCGTGCCGCGTTTCCGCTGCGCATGATCTCACCGAACCATCCCTCTAGTATGTGCTGCCGTTGCTTCCTGTCGAGGGCGACATCCCCAAAGACCCCTCTCGTCATGTCCAGTCCCACTGATCTGTAGCTGGAACCGACCTCAGCCAGTCGTAAGGAGCTTTGGAATACCAGCTCATTGTCAGTCAGCCTTAGAATCGGCACTTCAGGCTCGCCTAGGGAGGTTAGGGTCACGTCAGGGATAGGAGACAGCTGTAACCGGTCTGTCCTCAAAGTCAGGGACCGCGTGGCGCCTCCTCTCCAGTCAGGTGTGTTTTCCAAGAGCCATATAGCAACCAGGAAATACTCATTGAACATGACACTGTAATCGTCGTTCCCTCCTGACAGAACACCGCAGTCGTCAGATGAAATTGCACAGTGGGTAGCGAAATTTGGTGATCCAACCGCATATGCAGACTGGTATCCTGCTCTGGCTGCGTATCTATGCGACAGAGTTCCCCCTTTTACCGTAGGGAGTAGTGCTGATATGTTAGACAGGATGACATCGGATCTGGAAAGTCCAACGAGATCAATCAGCCTCTGAATGTAAGGATCCTTTCCAATCTGGCTCGAAATTAACTGCAGCTTACGAAAAGCCGTTGCTACGAGGTCAGTGCTCACTATCTTGTACCCGTGCTCACTACGCTTCTCTTTGACCTTACCCCCTATGTATGGATCAAACGGGCCCCGGTGTGACTGCGCATGACTTTTGTCGTTAGTAACAAGGGCTTTGACCCCCTCTACGCCACAGTCAATTGTGTCCCATTCAACAGGGCAATCAAAGGGCGACAGGGTGGAGAGGCCAACGGGCTCTGGCACCCCCGCCTCTGCCCATCTCCGGCGGCATTGTCCTGTCATGTCCCAGATGGTCTCGGGTTTCCATGCACGTCCTGGTAGACTCGAGTATCTGTCGGCGAGGTAGACCATGCCGCTGCGCTCCGTCTCCAGCAGCCTAGGGACAATGGAGGCTCCCGTCATTCTGACTGCCTGTTGAATGGTTCGAGTAGCTACGAACATTCGCTTGATCATGTCTGATACCCCGTAGACCGAGCAATCCAGGATGTCATGCAGGATAAGAGGGTTGAATGGACGTATGGTGGCTAGTGCTTGCACTAGATCCTCGCAGTAACTGGCCGTCTCCTGTGACACTATTTCATAGATGCAGGTATTGTTTATCTTTCCAGTCATCCTCTCCACTGTCTCTGCAAGCACAGCGCTCACAGGGGTTGCCCTCTTGTTCAAGGGGATGCTGTACGGGTCGAGGATCAGCCTAGCCGGATCGGCACATTTTGAGTATATATCCGCCGATTGAACCTGTGCAGCCATTCTATTGTAGAGGCGCGTGTGTTGCAGCTTTGCCAGCATTGTTAGACCTGCGACGGCCTTTGTCAAAGGATCTGATCCCCCTTTGTAAACGAAAGCAGGGTGGGTCACAACAGGCAATCCCCCAAGGTCAGGAGGAAGAGAGAACAGAAAGAGGCAGAACTGTCCCATATCCTTTCGGGTGTACTTTCCGAAGTACTCCTTGAACCAATCACCATAGAGCCACACTCCATCGGCAAGTTGGCGAATGTACAGCCCTGCGTGAAGCGATGCTAGAAATAAGCTGGACAGAGGAGAGTTCGATCTTTCTGCTCCGGCGAGAGCTGTTGAGAACACCGTACCGATATTGCTTCGCATTGAAGGGAAATCTTTTGATGACTGCGGAAATAGTCTACTGTGGAACTTAAGCGATGTGGGATAGTAAACACCTTTGACATAGACATCCTTGCTATACGTTACGGAGTCTGTGAACTCCAGACATTCGTCCGGATTCATTCTTTGGTTGACTTTAGCACTCTCGGCTACCACGTTGTTGACAATACTGTCCCTCATCTCCTTAAGCTGCTCTTTTTCTGGACGCGTGTCCCTTGTCCAAGAGACACTCATTATTTGGTTGTCGGCTTGCCCGGTCAACCAGTAGGATGCATTGATTGTCGACATGGCGAGGCTCATTATTGGGTACGTGCATACAGTCCAACCCTTTTGGCTCAAGCCCTCGACCCCTCCCGTGTGATCTCTCCAGCACAGCTCACTCTCAGGCGGTTCGGGTAGCCTTATTCCTTCTGGCTCCAGAGACATCAGCCTGACTACCATCAGCGACTGTCGAAAGAATTCGTGAGTAAACGTGTAAACTCCAGGCATCCCGAACAGGTCATCGAGCACGTCACCTACGGCATGGACCGCTAACTCTCTCCAGTTTAGGTTCCATGCGCTAAAGTCAAATTCTAAGAACATTCTGATGTCTGTATCGTTTGCCACAGGTCGGGTCATCTTGTGGAATCTTCTGCTAATCTCTGTTCGTGGCAAG